GCGTCGTCTCGGGTGCGATACCGGATCAGGAACCGATACTGCATCCACCCAGCAGAGGCGTCAGCCTGCTCATACTCAGGCCGGAAGCCATCGGGCTGCACGTCATGGGCTAGGCCGCCCATCGTGCGGTCGGCCATCATCCGGGCGTGCACGTCAACGCCGATCGGGTCCGCTAGCTGGTCGGGCACGTCGCCGCGCACATAGATTTCAACCAGTACCGGCAGCGCCTGATCCAGGCGCCCCAGGCCGGCGCCGATGGTGCGTGGTGCGTTGACCGGGTTGTCTTCGCCGGGGCTGATCGTGATCGCTGGCGCCTCGGACTTGGAGTAGGCCTGCGCACGGCTGCGGTAGATCCGCTGGCCCACCTGCACCGTGCCGGGAAGGGTGACGCTACGGATGCGTTCGAGGATCTGTTCGCGGATACTTGCCATGGGCTCAGGCTAAAAAGGCTGCACCAGATCGAACACCACCCAAGCGCAGACGACCGCGACGCCCAGCGCCACTGGTAGGGGCACGGCACTCAGCAGCCAGCCCAGCAGGCCGGCCACCAGTGCAACGGCCGCGGTGAAGCGGATTAGATAGGGCATCACTCGACCCATCCAATTCGCAGCAGCGCCACCAGCAGCACCGCAACGGCAACGCTAACTGGGGCCATCATCACGGCGATCATTGCGACATCAGTCCAGGTCATGGGATAACAGCTCCGAATGCGTTGATTAGGGTGGTCACGCGGGCGTCAAGTAGGGCGAGGTCCAGGGCCTCGCCTATGCTGTAGAAGGCGAGGCGGGCGTTGGTGCGAGCTTGAGCAGCAGCCGTCCCAAAAACTCCTATATTTTCATTTAGGGGGGTTTGAGAAGTTATAGTATCTGCAAAGTTTGCGCCATTAACCCGTGCGGCAGTCGCGGTGATTGTAGTCCTTACCCCCCCGACAAAGCCAACGCCGTTTCCATTGTTAGAGGCAACGGCGTTGGAGTTGATTCGCTGCGAAATGCCTGTCGCAAGAAATGAAATCAATGCAGACCTTCCTGGACTATTTGACGTGGCAACAAGAAGGGAGTCGGCAGTAGCGACTGAAGTTTGAAAAACAGCCAAGTGCTTACTATTCTGCGGATCAGCATTATTATCCCTATTGCTATTCAAATACTTCGTACTCCCATTCCCCACAAGCCCCGTCTTGCGGTTGTAATCCCCCGCCACAAAATTGAAATTCGTCGGCGCAGGCCCCACCAGCGGCACCAACGCACCAGCCAGTGTGCGGGCACCGGCCATGATGCAGGAGGCTTTGACCGCTGGCCAGATGCCATCAGCTTTGCAGCCAATCACAAACGCATTGATCGCATCGCGCACTGCGGTTTCCAGTGCCTGGCCATCGGCGGTCTCGACGGCGGTGATGTAGGCCAATGCGTCCGGGTCGAGTGCAACTTCAAACCTCCCCGTTCCAACCCAGATAATCGCCATCAGCTCACCCTCTCCCAGATCAGCGATTCCCGTTCAGGGGTCGCGGGATCATCCGGCAGGAACTGCCCGCCCTCGCCACGGGATTGCGTCACCACCCACAGATCGCCGGCAGCGTCCACCCACTCCTGACCCACGCTTGCGGCAGCAGGCCGCAGTGAGCCGCCCAGTGCCGCCACGAATCCATCGGGCAGGTGGAGGGCAATCGCCAGTGCGCGCACCTCCTGCAGCAGCTCGGCGGACACCAGCCCCAGCCGGCGTAGGCCCAGCCAGGCTGCCCGAAAATCGTCCACGTCACCGCCACCGGCAGCAGCCAGCAGGGTGGCAGGCAGGCTGAGCGCTGCAGCCGGGGCTGTGCTCACCCCGCCGCCCAGCAACGCATTGATCGCGGGGTGGCTCAACAGAGTGCGCTTAAACGTGCGCCAGTCAGCAATCGGCGCCGGCTCCGGGGTGTCCACCACGCTCCAGCCCCAGCGCCATTCGCCAGCTTCCAGGTCCACCGTGCGGGTCTGGTTGATCTGCTGGCCGGCGCCGGGCTCAGGGGGAGCCTCGCGCACTACGCGGAGCACTGCGTAGCGGGGGTCGAGCTGCTCGACCGGTTGATCATCCGCTCTGGGGTAATCCCGAATCTGAGCGGTCTGGGTGTCGAACAAGACGAGGTTTCGCATGATCAGACCCTCCGCACGAATAGCGAAACCTTCAGGCCCGCACCGGCCACCGTTGAACCGATCTGGTCAATATCGATGCTGATCTCGGCGTCATCCGCCAGGCTGGAATCCGTGATCGTTGCGGCGCTGGCCGCGGTGGTGCTACTGAACTCGGTGGCGTCGATGCTGAGTTTCGTGCCCAGCACGCTGGCGCCTGCCTCGTTCACGTCCACGATCAGCGTGCTGCCGGTCGGCGCTGTGTTCACATTGGCCCGCACCGCCAGCAGCGTGGCAGCAAACGGCATCCTGAATCGAATCCTGTTGGTGCCGGTGGTGAGGGCGGTGGACTCATCGCCTACCGGGATCACGATCACGTCATCCGGCAAGTTTTGATTTTTCCACAGCCCATCTGATGCCAGCCGGAGCACCTGCCCGGTGGTGGCGCCACTCAGCAGCACATCATGCAGCTCGGCCAGCTCAAGGCCGTTGTCCACCTTGACGTAGAGGATCCCTGCGGCGCCGGCTGCCTGCTTCACGCAGTAGCCGCACACCACACCATGCGCCGGCTGGGTTGGGCGGGTGGTTGTCAGCTGACCGGCAGTTTCGCTCAGCCAAACGATCTGGCCCTCGGTGAGCGTTGCGGTGCTGATCCCATCCAGCAGGCCCACCGCCACGACATAGCCGAAGTCGTTGATTGCAATCGCTTGCTGTGCCAGGCCGAGCGTCTGTGACGCCGTCGCCTCTGTGCTCGCGTCAGCCAGCGCCACTGTGAGAGTGGTGCCGCTGCTGCCGGTCTGATAGACCGCCGCGCCTTTCGGGATCAAAACACCGGAGTTATTGCGCACGTACTTGCGCACCAGCGTGGCTGAATCGACCGTGATGCTGTCGAGCTTGGTCTTGTCCGCCGAGCTCTGCAGTCCTGCCGCGCTGATGGTCGCCTCGGGCAGTACCACATCGGCGCCCGTGGAGCTCGCCAGCGTCCGGGTGGCGGCGGTGTAGCTCAGGTCTGTGCCGGGGGCCAGATTCGCGATCGCCTGGGTGCTGGCGTCCACCGTGGCGCCGTTCTGATCCATCGGCACCCGCTCGGTTCCATCGAGCGGGGTCGTGGCGTTCGGCAGGCCTGTGATCGTGGTTTCAGCCATGCCTACAGAATGCGGAGTTGCTTGTTATTCAGAGTCGTGATCCGCAGGCCGCTCAGCGTGGTGAGGTACGTGACAGCTGCCTCCACCATCTCCAGCACCATCACGCAGAACCGGCCATCAGCTAGCCGTAGCGGCTCATGCTGCAGCCTGTAGGTCTGCCCTTCGTGCTGCACCTGGTCGCCATACTGCAAACCGCCGAACTGATCAGTCCTGGCAGTCAGCGCATAGTCCACCGTCACCACGTTGTCATTCATAATGATCTGGCTGGCGCGGTCCATAAACCCCAAACCAACAACGGCCCCAGCAGTGACGCTGGAGCCGAAGTCAGCCAGCAGGAAATCATCGGGGATTTCCTGGATCATGGTCAGACCGCGTAACGGGCGCCGCCGACTGCCACACAGCTCACGGCAGCCGAGTAGGAGGATGCCAGGCCGGAGAAGTTGATGCGCAGGAAGGGGCGCAGTTCCTCGCGGGCAACCGCCACTTTCTGGGTGCTGGCAGTAGCGGTCAGCTGAGCGAACGCGCCGTTGGGCACGTCTTCATAAGTGCCGCCGACGGTCAGCGAGTGCTGCAGCTTGGCGTTGATGGTTCCCGTCGAACTGGTGCCGGCGCTCAGGATGAACAGGGCGTCACCATCGATGCCCGACAGATCGACGCCGGTGGTGTCGCTGTTGGAGCTGAGGGTCGCGGGAGTGCGGATGTTGAAGGTCTGGAGTTGCTCCAGGTTTCTGAGTTCAATGGCCATTGATCAATCCTCCGGGGTGGGGGTGGGGTCAGGGGTGGAAGTCTTTGCAGAGCGCCGCAGCTTGGGTGGACAGGCCGGGGCGGGCTCAAGTTCGGGCTCTGGCGCAATCGACGCCATGCCCAGCGCCAGCAGCTCGTTAGCTGGGCCTTGAGGAAGGTCAGCCACCTCACCCATAGCGAGGTGGCGACCGTCTGCTCTGCAGTTCGAGAGAATCTGCAGCCTCATAATCAGGTGCCCAGAGCGAACGACTGCGGACGGCGAACCGCCACGTCGAAGTCCTGATGCACGGTCAGGATCACCTGGCCGCTGGCGCTCTGGGTGTAGGGGTCAACCACCACATCCAGGCCGCTCCACATGCCCACCACGCAATCGGCAAAGTTGCCGAACAGAACATCGTTCAGCTGCATCTGGTTGGACACGGTGAACTGGTAGCCGTTCACAGTGCCGGCATCGGTCATGATGTAGTCAGAACCAGCCGAGGATGCCCTCAGGGTCTGCTTCAGGGCGCCGCGCACCACGCTGTTGCCGATGTAGCGCATTGAGCCGGCGTCAAGATTGTCGATCGCCAGTTCGGTTTCCAGGTCCACGTAGTCGGCCCAGTCGCCGCAGTTGTGAGTGGTGGAGCCGTCGCCGCCGAGGCTCACAGGGAATGCCTTGGCAGTGCCGCCGCCCAAGGTCACGCTGCCGATGCCGGTGGTGTTGATGATGCCCAGCGGCTGACCGTTGGAGCCGGTGCCATAACCGATGGTGTAATCCATGCCCAAAGCGACAGACTCGGCCATGTCGATCCGTACCAGGTTCTCCACGTCAGGGGAGCTCTGGATCATCATCCGGCGGCTGATCGGCACGCGAACGCCGATGGTCCGGGGGATCATGTTCACCAGGCCGAAGGTGAGCTTGCTGTTGGCAACCCCAGCATTCTCGCCGACAAAGTAATACTGGCTGGAGCTGAGCTTCTTGGGAATCTCAACGTTGCCCTCCAGGCCGGAGAGCATGGTGAGGCCGCTGTTCAGGAAGGCGCTGCGGTTGCGGATCAGGTCAATGAACTGCGCATCGAGCCGATCGGTGCCGACCAGTGCGCCGCCATCGCCGAAGGTGCCGACCACCTGGCCGGGGGTCTCAGCAGCGCGGCTGGAGCCCAGCACTTCCCAGGGGATCAGCACGCCGTTGGCAGAGCGGCTGTGCTTGGCCTGGGCGGCACGGGCCACCTCCAGCTCAAAGCCGGCGGCCTCAGCGGTACGGGGGTTGGGGTCGGCCAAGTAGGCGGCGACGCGCAGGAAGCTGTAGCGCTTCACCTCACGCTTGCTCAGGCCCAGCTCAGCGCCGCCGGCATCGTGCACGCGGCCCTC